ACTGTTTCCGTAGTGTTATGGAGGAAGTAAAAGTGTTGAAACTGAAGCTGAAAGTGATTGAACGCCGTATGTGCGCCTTGGAGCGCGCCGTTGAGGTCTTGATTGACCGGGGAGACTTACTAGAGTACAAGGCAAAGATGGAGGAATGGTATTGAGTTACCAGGATCAAGTGGAGAAATGTGTCTGTGAATGTAAACTTGAGGACATGGAGATAACATGTTGGTATTGTATTTACAGACATCTAAATGCGAGAGTGATGGAATGAAGACGTACAGGAATAAGTTTGGGTCGCCTAAGAAGTCATCAAGGGTAATCAAGAGCTTCTCGATGACGTTTGAGAACGCCCGCTACCTAGAGGGGGTAAACAAGGGGGAGAAGAGCGACGTCATCAACAGGGCCCTTGCTCTGTATCGCTCACCCGTCTCAAGACAGGAAGACCTTCAAGACCAAATCACCTTTTGGAGGGAAGCCTACCATGAGGTTTTGAGTAAGAATGAGTCTCCACCCCCTACTTTGGATGCTAAAAAATCAATCTCAATTGGTTATATCTTGACCTATCCCTTTCAGTTGTTGCATCAAAGACTGACTCGGAGTAATCGAGACTTCCCTTAGGACGACCATCCAACCGACTTCATAGCTCAAAGATGCGTCTTCGTTATTGAAAGCTAAACATATCTTGAGGTCGTTGGTGATGATTCGATCCTGGTCAAGCAAAAACTGGCACGTTGTTAAATCCCCAGCGTTAGGAGTGACGTAATCTTCACCTGACGCATAGTTCCTTGAGTTGTATTGCCTCTGCAACCATCCAATGCCTCTGTTGTCTGAGGGGTCTACCATCGCATTAGCCCTAGGTGAGTAATCTAAATCAGTGGTGAGGCATCCCATTAAATTCGCTTGGGCTGATGCTCCAAGACCCGGCTCTAGAGGATTAGCAATCCAAGCGAAGGCCCCATCAACTATCCAGCCCCTAGTCCTATCAGGCGATTCATAGGAAAAGACTAGCTCGTTGGAACCTGTACCGTTTGCCGTCACTGCTAGTTTGCCTCTAATCGTTCTTGTTCGTGCCATGATATCACCTCTTTCTCATAATGCGCTTGGTTGCAGCATGCGCTTTCTTCATGAGTCTGGTTACGGGAGTCCTAGGGTGTTTGGCCTTGAGCTTCTTCAATTGCCTTCCAAACTCCCTCTGGTACTTGGAAACCCTGCGTTTCTTCTTTGCTGGTGCGGAGGATGATGCTGATAGTACAGGGTCCATACGCATTAGGCCCGGAGATCCTGGTGTCGCTCGGGAGATTACTCGGGTAGCCGCAACGATTTCCTCCATCTGCTTGGAGTCTTCATCATTGAGGCTCATGATGAACTGCCAGAATCCGGGGGGAACGAATACCGCCATGAAATCACTGCTGCGATAGGCTGAGTGCCATTGCAGCGCTCTGGCTCATTTTCTCAATAGTGCATTCCATTACCAAAGCGACGGTCAGGTCTGAGCTTGCGAGCCATTCAGTAGAACCGATTCCTCCGAGGTAAAGAGTCTCTACCGCTACTAGGTAACCGTTGGTGAAGTCTTGAGGGCTATGTGAGTCGTTGTAGGAGGTCGCTGCGGGGTTACCTGCAGCTGCACTGTCTGGGTTTCGGGCCCATAGTTGACCCTTGGCCACGACTGACTTGTTGGACAGGTTCACCATTGAGGTTTGAGATTGTGTGGTAATCTGGAAGGTTGCGAACCCGGCGGAATTGGGGTCCATCATGGGTGCGGTTCCATCTGCGGCTATCCACTCGTACTCGACGCCATGTACTCTCAACACGGCCTGTCCTAGGGCATCAACGTAGCTGCCCAGTGGGATTGTCGTTTGGTCGAATAGTCCCGTGTCATCTGTTTTTAATTCCGCTCTGATAAAGAAGCTGTCTGATTTAGCCATAACCCTCGGGGTCTAACCTAGGCCATAATACTTCCCAGAGCAATCTTCTTATGTCAGCGGGCGGGAGGGCCCTTCCTGCTCTAGTGGCCACTCTACCGCTGATTAGTATTCTTTACTACTCATCCGTACAAATTTTGTATGCTTTCCTAGGTTAATATTAAGTAAAAACACTGTTTCCGTAGTGTTATGGAGGAAGTAAAAGTGTTGAAACTGAAGCTGAAAGTGATTGAACGCCGTATGTGCGCCTTGGAGCGC